TAATGTCACCACTATATTTTTCAACTTCGGGATTTGCAACACCTTTTACAAAACTCATTCCCAAATTAACAGTCCTACTATTTATTGAGGTAGAAAGGCCAGGTTGTAAGGAAGTTCCGAAATTAGTATCTATATTTAGGTTATTAGTTCCGCCAAATATAGTTGTTCCAGCACCTATAGCAGGATCAGCATTGAATCTAAACAATTCAAATCCGTATGTGGGTGAAGTTCCATCAGTTGATATTGCAAGTCTACGATCTTGCCAATATTTTAAAACTCCTGTAGTTGCATCATAATTTATGACTCGACCAACAGCAGTTGACCCAATTCCGATTTCTTGAGTGATTTCACTATCAGCTGTAAATTGTGTGGTTGTTGATCCAGCACCAATTAATTTTAATGCGTACACCGCACTCGCTTTTTGTGAAGTTAATTTATTTTCCGATCCAAATGCGAGAGGATCTCGACAAAGACCTACACGAGAAAATTGATTTCCTGTAACAAAATCTGGATTAGATACATCATTTTCTATTCTAGAATATATCAAAACACGATTTGCACCAAGTTCTCGATAAATATCTGCACCGTGACCATCTTGAGGTGGAATAATTACATTAAACGCAGCGTCTGTGGAACCTGATGGATTATTTAATCCAACATCTGCTAAACCAAGTGATCCGAATGTATAGTTAGATCCACCGTTAGTGACTTCAACTGAATCAATTTTACCAGCAGCATTGACAACAACAGAGCATTTACCACCACTTCCATCTCCTTTTATCGGGACATTATTATAAGTTGCAGCAGTTCCATAACCAACACCACGATTTGTGATAGTTACAATTTTTAATTGACCACTAGTTGAAGCATTATTTCTAACAGCAGCAACATCATTATTAGTTGACCAAGCTTGAGGTAAAGGGATAAAACTTGTTGAATCAAATTTAATTATACTATTTGGATTAATTGTAAAAAGATACTTCCAAATATATCCATCTCCAGATGCACCAGCGGATCTTGGTTCCAAATCTGTAAATAAGGGTTCGTCAAGGGATGGTCTTCCAGAAGGGTTTTCTGGATTCGTTCCATTTTGTAAACAAATATAGACTCTAAAATCTCTATTCATCACATAATAATTCGTATCATACAAATTAGTTGAACTAGTTTGTGGTGATAAGTTTGATCGTGAATAATCATCACGATACATTTCATACGTAGTACCCGATGACCAAGTTATCTTTCTTACAACTCTTGCTATATCATCAGAATTCAACTTTTTCAGAGCAATCATTGTATCCCAATAATCATTCTCCTCACTAAAAGAATCCTTTGGTGATGGTGGATTTTCATTCCAATCCGATTGAAAATCCGCTGGGTTTGGAAGACCAATCCACGCATAATAACTGTTAGTAGTTGATGCTATACCAGCTACAAAATTTTCCGAGTTTAATATACGCAGTTGATCAGTTATAATTGCTGACATTTTATCAAAGACTTTTTGTTTTTATTTATATTAAGTAAAGGACTCTTTTAAATCCCTAGTTCTAATGATCACAGGGCCAGTTTTGATTCCTGTAACACCATCATTATTAACAACAGTGAATGAACCGTTATCCTTCTTTGCAAAGTCGTGTAAACGACCCCAAGAGAATTTACCAAAGAACCCACCAGACCCAATACCGATACCCTCAGTTGAACTTACACTTACTGTGACTCTTCTCAAAGTGGTTGCACCAATTCCAAAGGCAGGCCCTTGTATAGTTTTAGCACTATGTACTTTGTATATATTGTCTAAGAAGGAAGTTCCAATTCCTACTGGTGAAGTCCCAACTGCATTTTCATAAGCAGTCAATCCATTACCAACATTTGTTTCAAATGCCGTAAAGTAATATCCAGATGCGATACCACTTACAGTAATCGCAGATCCAACAACTGATGTATCACGAAGAACTGAGTTTTGTGGAATAAAGAGATCAAACTGCATTGCGGTTCCGATTCCAGCGACGGTTGATGTGCCAATTCCAACGATATGACCAAAATCACCCTCATATTTAATGTCTGTTAAAGTGTCCTGAGTTATAGACTCTGACTCAATTAAGACTAATGGTGGATTTGTATTAGTATATCCAGAACCAGCGTTTACAATTGAAATTGCTGATATTGTTCCAAGACCAGACACGGTTGCATTTGCAGTTGCATTTGCAGACGTTGTTCCGATACCAGCATGAATTGTTCCAATACCAGTAGTCACACCGATTGAGACTTGGGGTGCAACAGTAAATCCTGATCCACCATCTGATATAACAACACTTGATATTGTTCCAGCAGCAGACACAACGGCCGTTGCAGCAACACCTGTTTTAGTTGTGCGATCAAGTATTAATACATTTTGTTTAACTTCAACAAGATCATCAACTTGATTGAACAATGGAACTGCTGTATCGGTAAACACCTCTGTAGAACCAGCAGACACACTCTTAATAATATATGCTGTCGGACGAATGCCAGGTTCTAACTCAATTCTGTTCTTACCAATTCCTATATTATTAACAAATACATCCTGTGTTTGTTTCTTCCAAGTTACTGGTCTCTCTAACGCCCTAATTGTTGTGATACCAACATCAATATAGGTGTTAGTCGTCACAGAGTCAGATGTCGTAATACCTGTAACTGTTCTTGGTTCTTGTTGGAATACTTCACCTAAACCAACATCAGGGTATTTATTGATTGTAATACTATCACCAGTTTTTACCGTTTCTAAAATATCAACTTCAATTACATCATCATCGGATCCACGATAGAAATATATTCTCGCTTTATCATCAGATTTTGGAGCCTCAGTAAATGTAATTTGAGATCCACCCTTAAATACATAACTTTCAAAAGGAACTTGTAGAATATCATTTAAGAATATTAAACAATTATCTTCAATACGAATTGGTGATCCTTTTCCTGATCTTAAAGTAATTGGAGTTTCAACTGCACCAATTGTTTTTGTAAGAGAGAATGTTTTTCTAGTTCCATCAAATAAAGCTTCAAATGTATTTAATTTTTCCAATTGACCAAAAGTAAATCCAGCAAAACTGTCATTAAATACGTCAAGAACGGTTAGAGAGAAAGTTTTAAATGAATTACCAGCAGATGCATCGGTTAAAATACCAGCTTGTCCACCCTCTTCAATTGAAAGAACATCATTAATTTTATAATTATATCCAAAGTTTGTAATATCAAAACTAATAACACTTGATGCTGCACCAACACGAACTGATACCGATGCACCAATACCTGTAGAACTACCAACTAATCTCATATTTTCATAATTAAGTGGTTTTTCAAATTCAAGATTTGGTGGTGAGGACTGACTAAATCCTGATCCACCATTTGTAATTGTTACAGATGTGACTAAACCAGCAGTAACATTTGCTCTACCTATTGTTGTAACACCAGAACTTGTAATAGCTTTGACGAGAATATTAGTTTGTAATCCAACACGGTATCCAGATCCACTGTTACCGATTGAAACGGACGATACCGTACCAGAAGCGGATACAATTGCAGTTCCACCAGCAGCGACTAATGATTGATAACCGAACGAAGCACTCTCTCCAACAGAAACAATAACACCACCTCTAGGTACTGATGATACATTTACATCGTAGTTATTTGTAACTCCAACACCTGTAAAACTTACAGAGGTAATACCAGCAGTCTCTGAGATAATATAATCATCATTTGGATTTTGGAAAATTTCATTTAGAAGTAAAACACCAGTATTAGTTGCAAATCCAGTTACATCTGAACCACCAGATTTTAAAATAAAGTTTGTGGCAATTCCTGTAAACTGTTCTTGAACTGTATCAAATACAAAATTATTTGTGTATGTTTCTTGAGTTCCGCCAGGAACACCAGTATGAGTAAAGACTCTACCTACAAATGTTGATGTGGTTGTTAAACCAGCAGGGCCTTTTGAACCTTTAGGTGCATCTGTAAAATTAATTGTATCTTTAACAATTTGATAGTTACCTAAGAATTTGGTTACAGTATCACCAGCACTATGATCTGCAAGCACAGAATTAAGTTGACCTTTTCTTACAAGAAGTATATTTGTTGCTCCAATACCAACAGTATCAATCTTCATAAATTCATCATTAATTTTGATAATATCTCCAGAGAAGAAGGAAGATATACCAGACAGAGTTATAAAGTTAGATGTTCGTAATGAATCAGACGCTAACGTTGTGTTGATGGGTGATTGAATTGCTGGACTTTGAATATTATTATCAAGAGTAATTAAAGCCTTAGAGTTAAGATTTTTAGATGTAAATGCATGAGTTGTTCCAACACCAACAGCTGTTACATCAATAACTTTAGGAATAGTTTGAAGTGCCTCAGCAGCGGTTCTAGCAAGTTTAAATTTATTTTCTGCAACTTTAACTGCAAACACCGTTGATGGTAATTTAGTTGTAACACCAATTCCACTGATTGAAGTCGTTCCAATTCCGATACTCATTGTTGTACCAGCGCCCGTTGGTGTGTATGTTAATTCCTCACCAGTCTGGAAGAAATGATTATTAACAATAAATGTATCGTTTGTGATATCGACAACAGCATCATCTGATGAATCAAATACTTTATGGAAAATTGAATCACCATTATGTTCTAAGTTAAATGAGAACTTAACATCGTTTTCAGTTCCAGTATATGATCCATCGATTGTTTTGTATCTTGAATTTGTAAAGGTAACTAAACCAACACCATCAGATCCAATTTCACTAAAGTTGTATTGAAATACTTTAGTTGTTATCGCCTTATTTGCTGGAGGAGTTAGACGAAGTTCAATATCACCACCAGTGGCAGATGAATATCCAACACCAACAGTTCCAATACCAGATCCATTAAAGTTATCAATATAACCAAATTCTGTAAAGTATGGAGTGGTTTGATCATGAATAGCAGTAACTTGAGTAACTGCATACTGATCGTCTGTTGTGTTATGGATTTCAATTAAAGCATCAAATGCTGCATATGTAACAGAATTAATTCCACTAATTCTAGTTGGTTGAGGAGTTCCCGTTGCTGCAATGTTTGTTGTTGTGGTTAAAATTTCAGTGTTTAATATTGATGTACTTCCAATTCCAGTCGCAGTGCCACCAATAGCGACTTGATGAATTCTCATTGTAACACCAATTCCTGTATGAGGAGTGAAATAAACACTTGTAATTCCAGATCTTACATCTGCACCGAATGTTCCAAGTCCAGCGTTTGGAGAATTACTTTGAGAAGTATTCTCGTTAATCATCTGTGCATAATCTAAAAGATACACTTCCTCACTGTCATTTAAAACAATCAACTCATTTAATTGAGTTCTCTCTGAGCCACCTAATTCTTGTGTTTGTATGAATAATTTGCTGGTTGTAATTGCGGTTGATCCAAATCCCACAACCTGAACTGGAGATGGATCTGTAGAACCAATACCAGATTTGGTAGAAATAACATCATATCCTGTTCCTAGTGATAATGTGTTGATACCAGTTTGTGTATTTTTAAATGTTTCAATTGCAAATAATCTTAATGCATAATTATTAAATTTAAATTTAGCTGGAACAAATCTTAAATTACCAATTACTCCTGAAACACTAAAATCAAATCCTCCAAGGTCAATCGCAGTTTCAACACGGCCAAAAGGCAATATGTATCCAGAAGATCCATCATGAAGTAAATTAATTTGAATTAACTCTTTTTCTCCAGAAAATCTAGTGTCAAATATTAACGCATAAAACTTAACGCCATCAACCTCATCAAGATTAAAACCAAATACATCTGAAAATGCAGTTGCACGAGGCTCATCATTAAATTGAGAACTTACGCTATCAATTGTTATGACTCTGTTAGTTCTTGATTCAATATAATCAGTTAAAATACGATTAGAAAAATTAATCTCATCAGAAGCAAGTGAATTATTAACAATCTTGGAATTTTCAGTAACAAGATCAAAATCATAACTCATATGCATTGACTCTTTTTCGCTCACCAAATCAGTAACAATCACAACAGGAGAGGATGATACTCCAACAGAAGCATTACTTCGATTTTTATCATCAGTAGAAGCAGTTGATACGATGCTCATATCTGCAAAATTCTTAAATCCAACAACATGTCCAAGACTGTTTATTGAATTTTTCCATGTTTCATATGAAATAGGACTTCCCAAAGAATATGAGAATGTCTGATAGTAATCATTATCAGATAATTTTTGTAGTTCTGTATTTAATTTACCAGTTTCTCTTCGGAAACCAGATCTAAATTCAGAATCAGAATCAACACTGAATACAGAGTTAAATTTATTTGATTGTTCAATTATTGCAATTGATTTAGATGATAACCCGTTTATCAACTCTCCAACATTAAACGTATCATTTGACAAAACTTTAAGATACTTATTACTCTCATTCCAAGCTACAACTGTTCCTACTTTGTCACCCGTGCTTACTTCTTCTCCAACACTAAATTGATTTGGTATGACACTAATATTAAATTGAGCAAGATTTTCAAACGGTATTGCCTGTCCAGATGATAAGGACTCACTGAATGTGCCTGGGCTCGTAACTGATGAATCTAAATTATATGATACAGTTGCATTTCCTCCGCCTGGATTTGTATTTACACCAGTAATTACAAATGGTTCATAATTATAATCGGATGAGTTGTATCCACTTCCTGTAGATCCGATACCTATATTTTCAACAAATAATTTATCTCCCAATGTAAATGGATAAGTTGTTGAATTGTAAGATCCCTCAAGAGTTAAAGTTACTAAATTAACACCGCTTGTAAATGATAGATTTTTAACTTTAATTCCATTATTATTGTTTGTAGGAACGATTTTTGGATCTGTGCCAGATAAAGAGTTTGTATTAGTTAAAAGTCTTACTTCAGATACAGATGTTCCTTGAATATCTACTTCTGTTATTACCTCATTTTTAACTAATCCAGTAACGCGATCAATAACAACAATACTAGGTGGTTGAATATAATTTTTACCACCAGTATTAATTCCAATGCTTGATATTTTAGATAAACGGTCTAATCTTAAAATTTGTGGTAATTGGACGGATGGTTGAATTGTTTTATCTGCGGAATAATCAAATCCAATATTTTTTATTTGATATTTTCTTAATCTACCAATATTAGTGCTATTTAATTTGACTATACCACCAACTCCAAGAGTGGATCCAATTGAAGTAACAACAGGAATATTTGAATAATTTTTTCCCTTTGATGTAATTCTAACGCGACTAATTGCACCAATAGCTGATAGTGATGTTGTTGAATAGGATAACTCTGTAGTTTCTCTTTTATCATATTCATCTTTTTCTGGTCTTACATGTAACGAAAAATTAAAGGTAGTGCTTCCAATTCCAGTGATTGAGAATAAACCATTATATTTACTATCTGATATATTTAAACTTGAATGATTAATAACATCAGTATCAACAATTGTATTTCTCTTAAGTGGAGCATCAATATTTAAATTAGTTGGAGCTAATTTATAATATAGATTATCTGGGGTATTTTTTGTTGTAGAAAGATCAACTCTTGCCGTTGTAGTAACACCAACTGTCCCTACACCTACGACTTGGAAACCATCGTCTGCTTTGTTATTAAAATATTGATTTGTAAAATTAGAATCCTTATATAATTCAAAATCAAATACTTGTGTTCTCTTTCCAGATACAACTTGAGTTAAAGATGAATCTGAAACAGCAAATCCAACTTTATAACCACGAATAAGTGATATGGATGGATTAATAGGAGCAATCGTATGATTAGATCCAGTGGATGTAAGTGAAATACAATTAGGTATTAATTTTTCAGATTTAAAATTAGTTTCAGATAATTTAAATATATTTTTATTGACTCTAACTACAAAATAAGTAAAATTATTAATTAATGGATTTGCTGGATTTGAAGATTTATAAAGTACTTTATCTCCTGTTTTATATCCATGATTAGGAATTTCAATTTGATCTTTGGTTATATCAACGACAGAACCATCAAAATTAATTGGATTTATTAATGTCCTACGAGTTATATCATCATATTCAACTTGAATAGAAGTTGTAATGCCTGGTGTTACAGATAATAAAACCCTATCCTCAAGTTGTAATCTATGAGGTTTTTTAGTAACAACTGTTCCAACTATTTTTTCAACAACACCAGTGATTTCTGTTTTTTGTGGTGTAAGACTATGAATAACACCAGTTCCATGATCTTTAAAAAATAGTTGATAGGCAGTGGATCCAATACCAGTAATAGATCCTGTAGAACCAATCGCTACTCTGTTTGTTGATAATCCAAGTAAATTATTGCCATTATTAATCGCAAATACTGGAGAATTATTCGTTAATCTAAATGTTTGACCTATATCATTTGATACTTCTAAGGTAGTTCCAGTATCACTTGAATATATTAATTTTTCACCAGTTTCAAAACCATGATTTTGTAAAAATATATTTTGAGTTGGAATAAACCTTTCCGTTGATCCTCCGCCAATAACTCTAAGTGAATATCTAATTGTTGAACCAATACCGACGCCAGCTGATTCACCCAAAGCCACACTTTCAATTGGATTAAAATATCTGGGAACATTAATATTTGTCTGTACATCAGTATTAATACCTAGATTGAAACTAATTCTTCGATTTAAATTTGTTACTAAAGACGCACCTGAGTGAGCTGTTCCCAAAACACCATCAAATTCTCTTTTAACTCTAAGTTTACTATTAACATTATCTACATTTAAAACTAAAAATTTCTCTGTTGTAATACCTAGAATATCATTTGATTTTATTGATAAATTACCGCTGACAGAAATATCTGTAACAATACCAGTAACGCCAGTTGTTCCAATGCCTGTGTTTAATCGTAAAAATGTTGTATTTAATCCCACTCGATGAACTCCATCCAGTCTTCGTATAGAATCTGTAGAAAGACCAGAAATAGTTACAACATCATCCCTATTTAAATTATGAGGTTGAGATGAAATTCCTATTACATTACCAGTTGAATTGTTGTAATTAAATACAAAATTTTCTATCGTAACAACAGTAGATGCTATTGATACAATTTCTTGACCCTCTACTCTTGATACCTCACCCGAAAAACCACTTCCTCTATCTAGATTTAAAGTGCGAAGTTTATCTTTAACTTGATATCCAGATCCAGCGTTTAATAATTCAGATTGATCAACTTCACCAGTAGATGCAAATTTAACTTCAATTTCTTGATCAACTAACTTTCGACTATCATGTATTCCCTCATATTCAGTACCATCATTGTCAAGTTTATATGGATTTGTATTTCGTCGAAGAGTTTCTGAATTTATATCTATATTTTGATTATATGTTTCAACAAAATTAAATTGATCTGGTTTTGCTGCATAACCATTACCGATTAAATATGGAAAAACAGGAGCACGGAAATTTTTAAAAGATCCACTTGTTTCATTTTCATTTGGATTAACTGTTGCAAAGTAAGCAAAAGTTCCTTTTGGAAAATCTGGAGTAATACAATATCTTCCATTATTTTCATCTAAATCACCGTTTCCAAGATATTCAAAGTCTTCTACAAAAAATCCAAGTGGAAATTCTGATATTGGTGGCCCATCCTCTCTTGTATTTTTAAGAGAATATCCTGATCTCATAATTCTTACATTACCACCATCTCTACGATCATATCCATACGGGCCATAAATCGGATTGCCATCATAAGCCCAACCAATAATAGGTGAATGATTTAAGGATCCTTGTTCTGCGTTATTTAAAAGATTTAGATCATTTGATGTATAATCAATAGTGCCATCACTATTTTTTTGTTTAAGTATTTTTCTTAAACCTCTAGGAGCATAGAATGATGTAAATTTAATTCCCTCATCATTGTAACCTCTTGATAAAAATCCATCATCATTATAAAATATGTCCTCGTATCTTTTAACATTATTGATTGACCAAGATCTAATATTAGGTAAAAATATGGCGCCTGTGCCAGGAATTATTTCTTGAACACTAACTGATGCTGTTGAATATCCAACGCCGCCATTATCAACTGTAACTGAATCAACACGACCATTACTGATTGAAGAGATAATTTTTGCACCAGCACCATCACCGAGAATTTGTAAATCTGGAGTAGAAGTATATTCCTCTCCAGATCGGGTTACAATTACTGATCTTATTTTTCCATCTGTTACGATTGCCTTATATTCTGAAGATGAACCAGAGGAAACTCGAACTTGAGGTGGAATACTAAAATTAAACGTTG